TTTTCTTTGTTTATTTTTAAAAACTCAGAATTCTTCATGTATTTTATCATGTAAGGAAATTTCTTTTCTGCATCCTTTACTTTCATAAATTCATGTCTGTCAGTATCAAAAAACTTTGCGATATCCTTTTGGAGTTTTTTATCTTTCATAGTTTTATCAAATGCTGCAGGAGATTCAGGTTTCCACCCTTTTTCATTAATATCCAGTTTTTCTCTTAGTTCTTTAAAGTTCATTTTATCCTCTTACCTTTTTAGCCAAATCGGCGTCTGCTTTACCCCAGGTTCCACTAGACTTTGTTACGAATGAATTAACTCTTGCTAATCCCCATTGAACTGCAGTTGTTCCAGGTCTGTGTCCTGTTTTCCAAGCTGCAACTCCTCTATTAAATACTTGCCTTAATATACCTAATGGCATACCTGACTTATCAGCTTTATCCTTAAGGGCTTTATCTGGCCCTGAAGCTTCACCAAACATATCTTTAAATTTCTTAGTATGCTTTGAAGGTTTAGTTTCTGCAGATTTATCGCCTGGAGCCGGTTTACTAGATTTTTTCTTAAAATGAGCTGCTCTCTTTTGTTTTGTAGACTTAGCCATTTCATCGCCTTTGGCGTCTTTAGCATAATAGGCCTTAGGTTGACTTCCTTTACGATCGCCAATATCTTTATCTTCGGCCTCAACAAAAAAGGTTTTAAAATCTTTCATTAGTGTATGTTAACTCCTAATTGTTTTAACCTTGCTACGACGATATCGTTTGCATCCTTACCAACCTTTCCAGTTTCTGGATGTAAATCATCTAACAATTCGTCATCGTAAATAAACCCTGCAATGGTATCTAAATATGCTTGTGATTTATCATCTCCTACTACTATATCTTTACTTTTTCTCATGAACATTACAAGCTGTTGTGCTATCTTTTCAGCTTCATCTGGATTATCAGAAAATATACCGAATTCCATCGTTCCTTCTAATAATTTAGATCTTAATTGCTTAAAGTTCATCTTTAAAATCCCTAAATGATAATTGGTTTTTTCCGTTCTTCTTCTTTTTCTTCTTAGGAACTTCTTCGCCTGGTGTTACCTTTGCGTACTTTTGTGTAACTTTGTCTTCTCCAACTCCGCCACAGTTTTCAGCTAATGCAATATCGTCAAGCCATACTCTTTTAGTTCCAGATTCAAGTTGAATAGTAACATAGTTAGAACCAAGCATTTTAATAGTGCCCTGTTCATTTGTTTCTTTTACTATTACTGTATCTCCTACCTCAAATAAAGTTCCGTCAATGTATTCTTCTCTTGTTTCTGACACTGGATCTAATTGAATATGTTGTCTAAAATTATTAGATTCTTTTAATCCCATAGCCTTTCGTAACATATTAAATAGGCCTTGTACATCCTTATAGCTTGATGGAACACCTTTAGAGAATGAACTAAGATCGTTGTCCTTAGCTGCTTTTCTCATTTTAGAAGCTGACATTCCAGATACGTCATCTGAATCTGGATCTCTTTGTCCAGCTGAAACGACTTTTATTCCACCTTCAAATTGATAGAAGCCATGTCTTGCATCAACACCGTTATATTTATTTAACAGTATTTCAAATTCTTTAACTCGATCATCTCCTGCAACCATAGAAACTTTAGTGTAACCTTGATCATATAAGGATACTGCTACGTCCATAGCTGTTCGTATTCCCTTATCTGCCATAACACTTCGTGCATGTTTAGGAAACATCTTTCTTAATATCTTAACTTTTGTTTTAAAATCGAATGGATTTTTATTTGCGTCTTGTGATTGTGATGCATAAATTCTATATGAACCCTTTGATACTTTCTTTAATTTATCAAATAGTAATTCATGGCCAGTAGTTGGAGGATTAAACCTACCAAACACGAAGGTAATATCCTTTGTATCTTCTACTAAATAATTTTTAAACGACTTAATTTCCATCACTTCCCCATTTTATCCAATACTGATTGTTCAGCTTTTTGTTTTTTTAACTTATCTCTATCTGCTTGTTTAACAGAAGGAAATAGTTTTTTAGCAATCTTTTTTATTGCACCTTGTTTTTTGGCTACTTGTTTTTCAAGTGAAGCCCTTTGAGCAAATCCTAAATCAGCTTTAGTTTTGTTCTTTAAAATCTTTTTAATTATTAGGTTTTTGGCTTGTTTTTCAGCTCTTTTCTTAAGCTGTTCTGGGGAGGCTAGTTTTTTAGCAGCTTTCTTTTTACCAAGCATAATCTTAGCTTTGTTTTTTCGAGCTGCAGCTTTCATCTTATTACGAGTAGCAATAGACAAAGCTTCGTTTTTTGATGTGAACTCTTTAAAAGTTTCCATATTTCCTCGGTAAGTATCCCATTAGCCTGGATTCTGCCAGCCTTTTATAATATTTGGGTCGAAGTTATTAGTTGAGAATTCTAATCTGTCAACTAACTTGACCGCGCCACCTTCCATACGATCTATTGCAACAAAACCTTCTGGGTTGGTTGCTCTAAATCCGGTTTTAGTCTTAAGAAACGTTCCGATGTTGTTAAGACCATTTAGTTTATTTATAATAATTAATTTTGCATCCACCACATTATTCTGTAAATTGAACACTTTTTCTAAGTTTTTTTGATTAGATTTACTAAAAAACTTTAATAATTCATCTCTTTTAGCAATTTGAGTATCTTTTCCCTTCTGAGATGATCTTTTATCAATTTCCTTTTGGTATCTATTATTAACCCATACTATTAATTCTGATACATGTTTTTTAGTATCTTTAATTCTTTCGTTAGCTCTTACCTTTGTGTTATTAAATGTATTAATCACAAGGTTTAATTCTTTATTAGATTCTATTTCTTTTAATGTAGAACCTGATATTTGTTTAAATGTTTTACCTGCTTGAGATAAATGTCTAGTAACTTCTTCTGTTTCACTAGAAGTAAACGTTGCTGTACCTGATAAATCTGGAAGTGTTGCATCGACCATCCAAACATCCTTTGATTTTTTTAGTTTAGGTACGATTTCTTTTCCAAACTCAGCTGACATTGTTTCAAATGTTGCACCGGTATAAACAGTGTGCCATACTACTCCGATTTTAGATGATGTAATTTCCTTAGCCAATGGAGTACCAACAGGTACTGCATATACAATTGTGTTTGGGTGAAAGGTTATATGTTTTACACCACCAATATTTTCACTCTTTAAATCACTTTTATCAAACATGAAGTCACCTTGTATAACATTGGTTATACCAAGTTTCTTAAAAGTATCATATGCTAATTTTAATTTAACAGATAAATCACCTGAGGTATCAGCATCGATATCAGCATGTGATTTATACACCATTGGGTTTTTATTAAAGATACCTTTCTTTGCAACGAAGAACTCTCCATCACTTGGATCTATACCACAAAATACGGCGGGAGCACCGTCCCATTTAACAGTAACGTCTACAGCTGATTTTGCGTTACCGCTTAACATATCCCTGAGTGATCTTAGGGCAAGGATTGCTTGGCGTGCTCCCTTAACTCCACCGTCCAAAATAAGATCTTCAATATGTGTCATATGAGTGTTCTTACCTGCGGCTTCGGATAAGGTTTGTTTAAGTGTCTTCATTCTATTTTCCTAATTTAACGTACGTACTTGAATCTAATGTTGAGGATCCAGCGTAATTTACAAATTGCGTTACAATAGCATTAGCTTTTCTTCCAGTGTTAATATCAATATAGTAACATATGTATAATGAACCAAGTTTAGCAGATACCCAGAACCAATCTTTTTGATCTAATTCTGCATAAAATTCTTTATCAGTAACGTTTGGATAAAAGTGTTTAAACATTGTATAAAATATTTTAATAGATCTTTTATCGCCTTTTTTAATCTTTTGTGCTATTTTTTTAACACCCTTAGCATGATCAGGAACTATTTTACCAGTTTCTCTTTTTATAAATTCTTGAAGAACACCCCATGATAATCCACCGCCTCTTGCTTTACTTCCTTTGATTTCAGCCTTTACTGCTTCACCATTAGCGTTATCCTTAAGGTTTAATGCACCTGTATCGTACTCAATCGTTGAACTTTTAGATGACCAAAAGTTTCCTCTGTTTGATTCTAATGCAACCTTTTTTAGTTTATGATTATCTGTGTCAGGTGGATATTGGTTATTATATTCTTTTAATGGTGTAGGAAACTTTAGCATTGGTCCTTTAAGTGATATACCAACTAATCTTCTGTCATTAAAATGTTTTAATATTGCCTTATTTAAAGCTCCAACTGATGTTGTTGGTAGTTCTTTATCAACATTAAAATCTGTTGATAACGCCCACATATCGCCTGGGTTCCATTTATCATCCTTTAAAGGTTTAAATCCATTGTTTTTATATGCTTGATTTTTAAGTGCATATATTTTAATCATCTTAGCATCGCCTCTATGGAATGTCATACTTTTATTAATATAACCTTCCTTAACTAACATTTTTGCAATGTTGTAAGATGACGATACCCAAGCATCTGGTGCAGAAAGTATAGTTTTTAAATCAACGTCTACTTTTACCTTTTTGTATGCTGCTTTAAGAATATCATGAGTAAAAAATTCTTCAGCTTGTAATCCATGGTCAAGCATTGCTTGGCACATTACAGCCTGATGACATTCGTTTCTAGCAGTATCTTTAGTACCAGAACCTGCACCACTTGATCCTCCACCAAATACCTCTGACTTTTTAAGTTGAGACAATGGAATCATCTTATCGCCAAAAACAAATGAAATGTTTGATGGTGCTTGCTCGAATGCGTTTAATTTTTGGAGAGCGTCTTCAATGTCGGTTACAATTGCTGTACCGCCTTTTTTTAATTGAAGTGGATCACGGTTTTTAATAAGTTTTCTAAGAATATCAACCCTAGCTTCGCCAGTGTTACTATTTGGTTTTTGCAACTCAGATTGACTTAAGGCAACGCCTTCTGTAACTTCAGTGAATCCATCTTTAAAACTATGTATGAACTTCTTCATAAACTCTCCTGTATAAATACAATTCTATTTATAAGTTATTAGTTGTCGAAAAATGGATTTGGTTTAATTCTTCCCTCTTCGTCGTATCTAATAACACCAATTTCATGAAGTTTATCAATCATTCTGGTAGAGCCTTCACGTACTCCAATCTTATAAGAAGACCAACCTACACCAATAATAACAGTACCAAAAATTAAATACTCCATTACACTTCCATATAAAAGCATACAGTTTCATAACCTTTATTCCGCATGTCTTCATAGAACATTACTGCATCTTCTTTAATAGCAAATATGTATTCTGCTACTAAGTCGTTATGTTCATCAACTGCTATAACCTTCCAACTATTCATTATCCAGTCCTCATGTACTTTTCTACTGGTTTGAGCTCAATAAACTTTCTACGAGACTTTGAAAATTGTTTCATAGGAGATTTGAATTGAGTATATTTTTTAGTTCCAGTAGCTTTAAAGCCAACACACTGGCCATGTTCATTTAAAATGTAAGTATGATTAGGAACTTTATATCCTACGTCATCCCAATTAGTTATTTCTTTAAGAGCTTTAAGATCTTTCATGTATGTAGACATCTATTCTCTCCGCATATTTTAGAGGTAATTCTCTATCGTATCCTCTAAATCCTTTTCCATCTAAAATGGATTGTCTTGTTCTAGGTCCTCTACCGTGTAGAGTAACTCTATATCTAGGTAAAGAGTGTGAAGACCATCTTTCTTTTAGTTTATTGAGTTTATTAATTGACTTTACAGCTTTCCTTACTGTTTCTATTTCTAACATATCACCAGCACATTCACTATGTGCAGTCATTACATAAGCATCTGTTCTCATATTATACTCCGTGTGTCATGTGATCATAGCAGTCATTACCGTTTTCTGATAAATCTTTTCCGCATATACATTTTATTGATTCTTCCAGAGTTGGAGCACCTACCATAGATCTTATCTGATCTTCTGTAAGTACTTGCTTTCCGTCTACTACTGCTGTTTCAGCTAGTAGTTTAATTGTTTCTTCTAAATTCGTTTTCATTATAGAGCTCCTGTCCATCTGATTGTATAATCTTCGAAGAGGTTTCCTCTTGCGAAGTTAGTGGCCGGTGCTTTCCATGATTTAGCCATTAATATATCACCTTCTTTAAATCCTTTAGTAGGTTTAGCTACGATGAATGAATGGCATGAATTGCCAGCCATAACTTTAATGTAGTTTCTTCCTACAGTGTAAGATAAGTTTTCACAAAATTCATCGAACATTTGATCTTTAATTTGGTCATCACCGGTTTGACATCTATCTTGCCATCTGTGATAGTCAGCTTTAATCTTGGTAAGGTAATTACCTAGCTCTTGTACGTTCTGTTCGTGAAATTTGTTCTTCATAATTTGATTCCTTATCATTTAATATAGGTATATTATACCATGTCCAGACATAATTGTACAGGGTTTTCTGCATTTATTTGCAAAATAATTAGCCTAAGTATCACTCCGAAGAGTATATCTTTATACTATTTCGTTATAAGGGAATACTTTTGATATAACTTCACCACAAATCTTAGCAATCTCTATATGTTCCTTTTGAGTGCCGTGTGCTGACCTCAATTGGATATAGTGAATCCATGATCTAAGAGTACCATTAACGTACATTCTGCTCATAGTTAATCCTTCAGGTAATACTGCTCTGGCCTGCTCTTTAGCAATACCAGCTTCAATAGCCCAGTCATATGCTTGTCTGCACCTTTCGATTATTACTTCTTGGTACGATTCCCAAACATAATTAATAGAATCTTCTTGGTTTAATTCAATAGAATTCTGTCTATTTTTAGTATCCTGCATCCTAGCTTCTCTTGTGGTAAATTCTAAATCCTTAGTGGGATCAGCATACCTTTGAGAAAATTCTTGGAATGAAAAAGATCTGTGTCTTAAAATTTGTCGTGCGATATCTCGTGTAGTATTAATTTCCATACAAACTGATACCATTTCCAATGGAGACCAATGTTGATTTTTAATTAAATACTTAACAAGTTTTTCTGATGTTTCATGACTTGATTGGTTTCCAGGATTGGACACTCGAGCACAGTATGAAACTAATTGAAGAAGATCCTCGCCCGTTGTCGGGGCGAGGTCCTCTGAGGGTTGCGAATATGATATAAGACTCACGTTCATGTTTTATTTCCTTAAGATTGTTTCTTAACTAAAGTATATACACCCCATGCAAATCCAGCCCATGCTAGTAATTTAGCAACTCCGCCGAATAGGATTACTGATCCACAGACAACACATAGTGTAGCTCCGTCCCAAGTAGTTCTTTCCCCAAGTCTTGCACTTACGTAAGTTTTAATTGTATTTAACATATATTTTCCTCTATATTTTAAACTCTGAAAAATCCTTGCCTTCAGATTCTCCGAATTTGTTTATTGGTTTATCAGGAACCATATCTGACATAATATCAGTTTGTGCTTCCTCTTCTACGTCATAAAGTTTCATACGAGATCTATCGACCCCAATAACAAAGCGTTTATACTTTGTTGGATCATTATAACGATTTTTCAATTGCTTAACGAGTATTTGTCCTAACTCTTCAAGCTCCTCTGTAGATATTAACGCAAACATTAGATCAGCCGTTGCCGGTAGACCAAACGATTCCGAAGTATCTTCTAATCCAACATCAGTATTACTGAAGCCAGATCTCGTGGTTTGAGTCGCACTCACGATTGGTACATTAAACTCTACTGCTAAGCCTCTCAGCTCTTCAGCAATTGCTTTAATGTATGAATAAGTATTTATGTTTCCACCAAGGCCTTTCATACGAGAAGAGGCACAAATATTCAAATAATCAATATAAATTATATCGGGACTAAAGTTCTTTTTAAGCTTTAATTCGTTTAATAATGCCCTAAAATGACCAACATGTGCTGCACCTGTAGGATATTCCTTTACGATTAATTTACCAACATGTCCCTTTGCAATCTTTTCAATCTTTTGATTAAACACATTCTGCGGTAAAGTATCCAATTGTTCTATTGGAAAATTCATTAAATTAGCATCGACCCTTTCAGCAATTCTTTCTTCAGCCATTTCCATTGTAATGTACAATACGTTCTTTCCTTCAGAAATATTTGCAGCTGAACAGTGACACATAAAGAGTGATTTACCTACACCAGTACCAGCAAGACATATGTTTAAACTTTTCTTTGGTAAACCACCTTTGGTAATTTTATTAAAGTAATCTAAATCAAATGGTATACGCTCTTCGACTTTGTTATAGAAATCATAACGTTCTTCTGAATTATCAATATAATCATGACCGATATCTTGATCGAATGATACACCTAATGCTTGAGATAAAATATCAGGTATTGCACCTGCTTGTAACTCTGGCTTTTTACCATCGATAATTTGAATAGAATCCATGATTGCACCATAGATTGCTTTTTCCTGACACCACTTTTCTGATTCTTTAATTAACCATTCTGTTTCAATGTCAGATCTTTCTTTAATTTCTGTGATTAAGTGTGATGATCTATTGAGTAAATCATCTGGTGCTTGCACACCAGTTAATTCAATTTCCAATATTTTACTTGTAGGTAGTTTATTATGTGTACTTACAAAATCTACTATAAGATCAAATACTACTCTGTGTTCGCCTTCAAAATATTCCTTCTTTAAAAATGGTATTACCCTACGGCAGAATGATTCATCATTAAGTAGATGATTGAGTACGTGTGTCGGTATTTGCGTTGATATGTCCAATTTGTCCCTTCTTTTTTTCCAATGAATCAGATATAATATATGTAAGTACGTCGCCTAAATGATTGTTAAACTCTTCATTCCTAGTAAGTTCTTTATCATTAAATTCAGCTGGATCAATGCATGTCCAGGTAAACTCTAAGGTTCCAATATCAAGTTCTTCATCTTCTTTTATTGAAACCTTTCCGTAAACAACTGTAACGTCTTTGTACTTTCCGGTTAAAAGCTTTACGCCGTAGAAATCTGATTCAGGATTTTCTACTAGTGTAAAATCGCTATCTGATATATTATACATCATCTTCCTCTAAAAGTACAGTGAAATTTTCGTCCATTGCAATTAATGGCTTCTGGCCAATTTGATAATGACCTTTAACAAATTTCTTAAAATCAGTTCCTTCAAAAATTGGAGTCCAAAATTCTTTATCAAGAGTATCTTTTTCTCTTACCTTTGGATCTAACAACTCACCTGTTTCTCTATCAACTCTACAGTACCAACCATTGCTTGGTTTAGCAACATAATTTCCAGCTAGTGCTACATCAAGTAAGCCACTGTATTCTGAAATACCACCTTCCCATGTTACACTAATTGGAATC